TATGTTGTATCCGTCTAGATGCTCTTTAGGGAAGAATAGATTCTTGTTGTAATCAACCGTGTAATCTTGTCCCTCTAATAGTTCACCTTTCATAGATGTAACGAACTCGATTTTCTTCACATCATAGACCATGAAGAATCCATGTTTTATTCGGTTAGGTGAAGCGTCAAAAATGAATGACTGTGATATAACAGCTTTAGGTACTGTGATTCTGTCACGGAATGCGATTCTTGTTTTTCTTTCTGGTGTACCTATTGCGGAACCAGTATCGATTAATCCTAAGTCCCCGTTGAATACACCTTTCTCTTGGGATTGAATCATCATACCTATTTCTCTAGCAGGTAGGTAGGCAATCCCTCTACCATGACAAATTTTACAACTCTGTTGTGGTTGTCTTGTTGCTCTATCCCGGCAAGGACATAAATAAGATTTCTCCCATATCACACGTTGAGCAAAGTTGTCAATATGGCTATCTAAGTCAGCTATTCTGTGTGTAGCCTGTGCGGTAGCTTGCAACATATACGGTTTATCCGCCATACTCTACCTCCTCTCTTAAATAATTCCTAAGTTAACTCCGTAGTAAGATTTCAATCCATCTACTAATTCTTGAATATCTCTATCTAGCTGCATGATATCGGCTGATGCTCCACCATACATAGCAGATTGAGTTGTATCAATGCTTTGCGAAATTCCATCGATACTGATGTCCATAGACGCGATACCTGCACCTACGATTAAACGACCCCATTGTTGGAATACTTCTTTTAAAGCAATCTTGATAATGAGTGTCCATAAGTCAGGATGCATTTCCCACGGTTGCGATACACCTCTTCGTTTTGGTGGTAACATACCAGCTACATACTCTACATGGAACATCTGTGGAGCGTAGTTATTCCCAACTAAATGAGGAATACCTGCAATCATAGGGTATCCGGAGTATGCTTGCGCTAAATTCATGTTCTGACCCTGCTCTGACAGCATTAGAGTCGGTAGCATCTCTAAGTGACCCTCTAGCTTATAAACCTTCCACCACTTCGTAGGGTAGTTAAAAACAGTTCCTCCACCATACTCTAATGTAACCTTCTCTGCTTGCATGATTGGTCGCTGATGTGTGCGAAGGAACATGAAGCTTTCAAAGTCATTACGGTAGTAATCGTGGTGTTCAGAGTTATATCGAGGGAGAATTACGATGTCTAACTTCTTCTCTGCTTGCGCTACAGCCTGTTCTATTTTAGATTGATAGAACTCATCCGGCATGTACTCACCAGTTCTAGGGTCAGTAACAACAATACCGAAGTGATTCATCTTAACGGCATCTACAGTTAATCCATAGTCTTCTAGTCGGAGTTTTTCAATATCTTCTAGAGAGATTAACTTCTCGTTATTATGCTGATACTGATATCCTCTTTCTTCATTTGTGAACATACACAACCCTACTCCCTATTATTTTTCTTCTTTATCTGCTTTAGGTGCAGCTTTTTTAGGTGCAGATTTCTTCGCTGGAGCTTCTTTCTTCGGTTCCGGCTTCTCTTCTACTAGAGTGAATCCTTGAACGTGCGCTAAAGCCTTTTCTACTTCTGATTTAATTTCTACAGCTTCACCTTTCTCATTGAAGGTAATATCTCCAAAGGCTGATGCTACTGTCTTTCCTGCTAATTGTTCATTTACTAACATAATAAATCTCCTTTATATCGTATTTTTTGAAATAAAAAGGAGCAGATTTTTTCGTCTGCTCCTATTAAATTTTCTATTAAGTTGTCAAAGTACGAACACTATGATATTATCAGGTTAGGGTATGGTAGTTTTTATAAATCGTACCTCCTCAATTAAGAGGTAGGTACGTCTATCTATTAAAACCCTAACTAGTTTTGGTATGTATTAATTAAGGACGGTAAGTAACATCTGCTGCTAGAGCTGGGATGTACTGAACGTTCTTGATACGAACCCATTTCTTAGGAGCGTATAATGCTAATGCGCCGTACCATAACACTGTGAATGTTGTAGTAGCATTCATTTGAGCTAATGGTAACTTCATCATAGGAAGTAACTCTAGTAAACTAATTACTTGTGGAGTTAATTCACCGATGAATACATCAGTTGTCTCAGGGATTACTTGGTTACGGTCAACGAATGTGATTACACCATTTTCGTCGGCTTTAGCAAGTGGTACACGAGCAACTAAGAAGTAATGCCCTGTCTCGTTACCTTGACGGTATACAGAGATGAATTGCGGTTTAGCTTGGTATAAAGATTGAAGCTTAACTGCGATTGATACAGAGTCAGTAGGGTTAGCTACTACTGCTGTTACTGCGTCTGATGCTAATGATTCTGCATCGTCAGAGTGTACTACAACTTTGTAAGAATGTGTTTTGACATCCTTAACCGGACGGAACTTACCTTTGTCTGCTGTTTTAACTGTAGCAACTACAGATGCAGGAGCTTGAGGTGCGTTTGGCTCTGGGATACGGTCAACTAGGATGTTATCATTTTCCATGATTGTAGAACCATGTAAGTTAATTGCACCACGAGTAGATAAGAATTGGTTGATAGAGAAACCAGTTGAGAATCCACCAGCTTGTGACGGTTGGATAACACGTTGACGGTCTAATAGGTTGTTAGTGAAGTCAGCTTGTACACCGATTGGCATAAATGCATCAGTAGCTCGTCCATAACCTTTACCTACGATTACAGCCGCTTTGTTTAAAGTAGCCTCATCTAAACGTTCCCCAGCTAAGTCGATAACGTTAGTAGCTTCGTCAATAAGTTTTGTTAAACCATCGAACTCGATACCAGCTTGATTATCTGCTTCTGCTGCTAATGCTGCATCTCCGTAAAAGATTGCCCACTCGATAGATTTAGCGATAACAGAAATTGCATCCTCTGTCAAGATTGTCATTGGGTCAGCGATGTTGTTAACTAAACCAGCAGCAAGTGATTGTTGCTTAGTATCAGATAAGAACTTCATTTGTACTGTCTTTTGACGGATGTTAGGGTCATTGATAGATGCTACCCCTACCTCACGAACGAAACGAGAGTGACCAGTACGACCATGTTGATTGAAGACTGCGTATTTAGCTACTGTTGAGTTAACTTGTTGTTTGTTAATCAACGGGTAAATAGTGAAATCTCCGTTTGTGAATGCAAGCATTTTTACTTGGTCGTCTAAAAGTTCTCGACGTAATGCTGCTGCGTCTTGCTGTGTATCTGGAGTAATACCAGTACCAGTTGTAAATGACTTCGAAACTAGTTCTTTTAACTCTGCTTCTGCACCAGCAGGGAGCTTACGAGCTTCGACTTTCTGTTCTTTTTGTAATTCTGTCATTTATAAATTCTTCCTTTCTAGTATATGTATTTTATATATTTTATTGATAACGTAATTTATCTCCCCTTAACTCTATTATACCACAAATGGAAAAGGTAACTTAGGAGGAGGGAAGCTACCTTTTCATATTTTTAGAGCCTACGAGTATAATATAACACTTCTTACTTATTTTTTTCGAAGATGGATTACTTACCTAAAACTTTTTTGAAGATGTCGATATCTTCTGCTGTTTCGCGTCCTTCTTTAACACGGTTTACCGCTTGGAATACGCGATTGTTTGTTCCCGGGTCAAAGCCACTAGCGATAGCGATATCAACGACTGTAGAAGCATGGTCAGCAGCTTTAAATACTTCTTCCACTACCTCTTCTTCTACTTCCTCTTCGACAGCAGCGTTAGCAGATTTTTCGATATATTCTACCGCTTTACCTTCTAACTCTTCTTCTTCAACAGGTGCCATAGATTTCTCTACAACTTCCGTTTCTTCTTCCTTAACTTCTTCTTCTTTTACCTCAGGTTCTTTAACTTCTTCTTCCTTCGGCTCTTCCGCTACTTCTTTTTTAACCTCTTCTTTCTTAAGGTTCTCGAAATGTTTAGCGATATTTTCAATCATAGGAAGGATAGATTTAGTAACTTTTTCGACAATAGAATCCTCAGAGTCTTTAAGTTCTTTTCTAACGCCCTCATAAGACTTTACAACGGCTTCGAACGCAGATAATAGTTCTGCACCAGAAATCAATTCAGAAGCTTCTGCTGGAGCTGTAGGAGCCTCAGATTTCTTAACTTCTTCCTTTTCTTCTTTCTTGTCTTTATCTTTACCTTTTTCCTTGTCCTTGCCTTTTTCTTTCTCGTCCTTCTTGTCTTCTTTGTCTTCTTTTTTATCAGCAGACTTTTCGACAACCTCTTCGTCCTCTTCTTTAGCCTCTTCGGATTTTTCTTCCTCTTTAGGCTCCTCGGCTTTTTCTTCTTCCTTCTCTTCTGGTTCCGGAATTTTAGCCTCGGCTACAGGGGTAACGTCTTGTTCAACAGATAAGTCCATAGATTTTTCTACAACTTCCTTTTCTGACATACCCTCTAGTTCTTTCGTTAACTCAGAAATTTTTACTTGTGTCATTAATTATTGCTCCTTTCTGGATTTCGAATAAAATGTTTTTAGTTTTTCTAATGCTTCATTTCTAGAATACCCTTTAGCAATCTGCAAAAATAGCATCGCGCACTCCGGAGTATTTCTATCCATTGCATCTAGGTAATCTCCTATCTTATCCCATGTCTCTGCAAACTCTTTATCGTCAGATTTCTTTAACGTCCATGTTAGGTTGTAAAGGCTTCTAGCAAATGATTCTGGACTTAATGCTCCAGCGTCGAGAGCGTTGTCTGGTGAAATAGGATAACCAGCCGTAAAGGACTTCATGAAATGTTCCCATGTTGCAAATGGGTTAGCTGGGTTTGTTGTTACTGCTACGTTTGTGACGCGTAACTTTTTAAGAATACGAGGGTC